TAGATACTGTCTGCCCTTGGTTATAGCCGTTAACTTTGCCATAACCATTATAGCTCATTCCCTCTAAACTCATGGCAATGGGATCAGTATCTAATACATAGGTACTACCATTTCAAAAAGCAAATCTAACATAAGCTCTAGCACTAGTATAAGATGTATTTGCAGCTGAACCTTTACACCAGAAAGAATAGTTGTACCAACCTCCTCCAACATCATAGGCTGAAGGGCTATAACATTGTAAATTATATCCTGCAGTTGACATTTAATCACCTACCTTATATTTGATACCAAATGTCTCCAGCACTAGGATTTGATGGAGCAGTTGAACTAATTGCAACTCTTGGGCCTGTAGTTAAAGTTGTAGACGAATTCCACTTAGCTAAATATGTATTTGAATAAGAGCTACTTGCGGTACCAGAACCTGTTACTGCATTGACATCTTTAACTGTTAAATTATTTATCTTGGTGACATTTCCAGTTATTGACATTGTAGTAGTACCAGCTGCACTACTAAAGATACCAGGATCTGGGTACTCTAATGATGTACCAGAGCTATTATAAGTTGGAACTTTCAGATCTCCGGCACTATAAGTAATACCATTAACTACAGTTGTTGTACCATAAGTTACAGTAAATCCATCCACTACTGCAACTTTATTTGCTTTTACCTGAACACCCTGGTTAGTAGCGCCACCATTAACATTAAGTACACCGTTTACAGTTGTTACAGTTAATGTCTTACCAGATGGAACTGTTATATTATTAATATACACAGTAGATGTCGGAATGCTTACACTTAGTCCAGAAGCTGCGGCCAAAGCTGTAGCTCCAGAAGACTTGGTTACAAACCCATTAACTGCTGCTGCATAAAGAACTGAAGCTCTAGTAGCAGCTAATGATCCGCCGGTTGATACAGATACACCCGAGTTATTAGTTGATTCAAGTGTTACGTTACCACCAGTATTTGTAGCAGATCCCGAAGCAGTAATACCACCGCCATTAAAAGTTGGATTAGCTGTAAGCAGATCCCAGTTTGAATCAGTTACCACAGTTCCATCAACTGAAACTGAGGTTCCAGCTACCACTACTTTATCTCCAGCAGCAGTACCATTAATATATGTAGTTCCAGTCTTGCCTGTTCTATATAATGAACCAGCTCCAGCTGAAACATTTAATCTACCAGTCAGAGTATCAACGGTAAGTGTTTTTCCTGAAGGAACAGTTATATCATCGACATAATAGGTAGTTGAAGATAAAGCTGTTGCAGTACCGGTGTCTTGAGCCATAGCTACTTCGCCACCGGATTTGCTAACCCAACCACTAATTCGTCCATAATACTGAACTGAAGTCCTATTTGGTGTAGCAGACCCGCCAGCACTTATACTAATACCCGAATTGTTTTTAGTAGTTGATAAAGATGCGTTTGTTCCAGAAGCTGAACCAGTTCCAGATACAGATAAATTAGCTCCATAAAGTACTGGGTCAGCTGTAACTAATCCAGATGGTTCAAAGACTGTTTGATCATCAACATGAACGTATCCAGCATAAGCTCCAGTATTGATATAAGTATGACCAATAGTATCATAATCTGTAGTAGTTACTACCATTGAGCCGCCGTTATTATAGACAGCTAAATCGCCTTTATTATCAATTTCTATTGAGTGATCTGCTGGTAGTGTTATTGACTCTATATAATAGGTAGTTGATGTCAGAGCTGTTGATGTACCATTCGCACTAGCTAAAGCCACAGTGTTATCAGACTTACTTACCCAGCCAGCCACAGCTCCATTATAGAGAACAGACCCCCTAGCTGGAGTAGCATTACCAGCAGCAGTTATAACTATACCAGTATTTGTATCAGTACTTAAACTAACATTAGTACCTGTAGCCGCAGCAGCACCTGAAACAGATAAAGCTCCGCCATCAAAAGCTGGGTTAACAGTTTGAGCAGTAACAGTTATACTACCTATACCTGAGAAACCATCAGGAGCCTGATAATTCTGAACTTGAGATGTTTGAATAACATCTAGATCAGTATTATTTAAATCAGACGGTACAGCCACAGTAACAGTGCCTAAGCCATCATAACCTGAATCATAAGTTATAGAACCATTAGAAGTTACTGATTTATCTTGTAATACTGGTTCAGCAGTGATAGTTAGATCACTTGCCATTAATTTACCAGCTGTATCTAAAGGCGCTGTATAATTAGCGGTTGAACCGTTATATTGTACTTTTATATTTGCCATTTTATAATTTCCTTTATAAGTAAAGGGAGAAGAGTTTTCCTCCCCTTTATATTATACAATTAAGATAATTGGAATACTTCAATAATAACAGGTGTACCATTAGTTGCTTCAGTTGTAGCATAGCCATTCTGATTTACATTAGCAGAAGGTGTGATAACAAGATATTTGTTATCTAAATATGTGCTAATACTTGTGGCTGTTCCTGTTGCAGCACTTGATAATGTTGTAGAAGCCTGTTTAGTAGCTGTTGGTAAGTTTGCTGTTACTGTACCACCTGAAGTATATCCAGCAGGAATTGTATATGTACCACCTTGTGATGTAATTGTACTGCCTGTAGCACCATTGTTAGGCATAGTACCTGTTATCCCAGTACCATTAACCCATGCAGTCTTTGTTTCAAGGATATCTGCTGCTGTAGCATTACCAGATGTTTGACTTGCTAATGAAGCTGCTGAAATTACAGAAGATACATCAGTAAATTTACCTTGTGGAATTGTATATGATTGTCCAGCCTGTAATTCTCTTGTAACATTACCAAGGTTAGGCATTGTACCGACCAATACATTACCTTCATCATCGTAAGCCTTATATCCTAATTGGATATGCTCATCTGAAGCTTCATCAACACCAGCCGGGAAGTCAGGAATTAAGTCACCAAGATCAAAGTCTATATCTGCGACTGTTCCACTTGGATAATAACCTTCAGGAACTGTAGCATGAATCGTAACAACCTTATCTTCGGGATCATATCCTTGTGTACCTGTAACATCATTTGCACTTCTTACCGGCATTGTACCTTGAACAGAAGCAATAGCATCGTCATCGGCTGAATAAGTACCAATTGCCCCAACACCAACCTTGAGTGTTGTCCCAGACTTAACATCTGCTGCCATTGATGATAAGTTATTTGTTACAGCAGCTACATCAACTTGTGATAAACCATCATATCCAGTATCAGGGGTAACTGTTTTTGATGCTGTACCTGGTTGTACATATTTAGCAGTAGGTTGAATATCACCTTCTCCTGAGCCTTGTTCCGGAGTAAGTACCAGGTTACTTGTCATTAATTTTCCAGCGGTATCTAATGTAGTTGCCGCATTGTACTCTTTTGTAACTGTACCATATTTAACTGTTACTTTTGCCATTTATTTTTTCTCCTTATTTAACCTACAAATCTGGCTCTAATCTTCACTAGAATCTAGCTCTGTGGGTTCTAACTCATAAATATTAACCTCAGTCCAAGTTGGTTGATTATTTCTCATCACTAAGATAATATCACCATCTTGTAAATAACCTTGAGCACCATTAAACTTAGGAACTACACCATCGTATTCTTGTGATACTAATGGGACATTAACAGCATTAGATACTTTTTCAAGTTCTGTGCCATTTACCTTAACTGATTTTATAGCATCATTATCGATGTTATCAAGTCTATTTTCTATAGAACTTACCTTTTCATATAAATCGCTAAGATCTATTCTGGTAGAACCAATTAGTTCAAAGTTTCCTTCAGAGCCTTCACCGAGATATATAAATTCTTCATAGTAGTTATCACCAACTTCTGAAGAATCCATTCTAACTAGATATATAACTCCAGGTTCGCCTTCTTCTGGAAGTTCTTCTACTATTTCATATTTTATTTGAACAATCTTTCCAAGCTTATCTAAAAGATCATCGATCCTTCTATCAAGCTCATCATCAGCATTTTCTCTGTTGATTTCTTCGTTATTTAGTCTTTCATGTTCAAGTAATAATATAGTCTCTAAGTCAAATGCATCTGTTTCAGAAGTTTCAAATAAGCCATGAATGTTATCTAATCTATCAGTAATAGCTTCTCTAGCCTTCTTTTCGGCAGCATCCTGGCCATATAAAGCATCTAAATGTTCTGCTACAGTAAGATCTTGTTTATTGTCTTCTTCACCAGCTTCAACCATAAGGTCATCAGCTCTCTCAATGTTGACAGCACCTTCAGAGTCTTTTTCAAGAAGTTCACCAGCAACCTTTACTGCCTTAATGGATTCACCATCAAGCTGATTGATTGCTTCTTCTAAATCTTGATCTGTCTGAGATCTTTCAGCAGCTTCATCTTCAATAGCTTTATGTAGATCATCTACAGCTTCTTTTATAGATTTTCTTTCTTCTTCAGAACCTTCACCTACTCTAACTGTAGCATCAGAAAGATCAATGTCTGTTGGGATTGTGACTACGTTTTCTCTATAAACATCATCGCCTAAAGCTGGAACCTTTATTTTATAGACTATCTGAAGAACTTCTGTTGGATCTTCAAGTGGCGGTGTTTCAAGCTGCCAAACTAATTCTAATTCTTTAGCTTCTTCAGTTCTTTCAACTTCAAGAACACCATTAGCCTTAAGTGTATCTGAAATAAAGAATCCATCTTGATCTATTTCTCCAATAACTGTGGCATTCTTTAAGCCAGTAGCCATAGAGATAACTGTTGCCTAAAGTGAGTTTAAATCCATAACCATCTATATTTAAGAAGTCATGTTCATTTAAGCATCTAGCACCAAAGTCATATTCAATAATACCCTTATCTAATTCTTTAGTATATTTGCAATGATTAGAGATGGCCTGAATTACATGATGTACGCCCTCACCAACTACTACAAAACCTTCACTAGATTTTTCATAGCCTATATCCTGATCTTCAGGCTGAGGTTTATCATAAATATCTTCTGGTTTAAAGCTTTCACCATTATATTCAATGCTCTTGACTACATTATCTTCGAGTTCGTCTAACGCACCACCAAGTTCATAGCCAAGCTCATCTAGTTGATCTTCAATTAAATCAACTGCTTCTTGAACGGTAAGAATATCGCTGCCAAACTCTACGGTATCAACATCTTTTAAATGTTCTTCAACTTCTAAAAGTTTCTCAGTAATACCTTTTACTACATCTTCAATAGCAAAAGTTTCAGAACTTTCAGAGCCATAGTCACCAAAGTTATCAAGCCTATTGTCTATACCATTTAATCTATCTTCGGCTTCATCAAGTCTTGATAATGTGTCAGCAACAAAGTCTTCAAGTTTAATGGGTTCAGAAGAACCAATCACGTTAGCTAATCTTTCTTCGATTTCACTTAATCTATCTTCATGTCCATCGACCTGGGATTGAAGTGTATCGCTTAAAGATCTAATATGGAACTTTATGATTCCTATGAGTTCCCTTAAACCTACTTGGCCTAAGTATTTGTGGTCGTATTTTTCTTCGCATTCAGCTTCATCATAAGCTAAATCGTCAATAAAGTATTTATTTTCCATACTTCCACCTACCATTTTATTTCATTATTTCTTGAAGCTATAATACTAATGAGAATAGCATCACTATCTGTTATTGTTTCGTTGTTGTTGATATTTGCAGCAAAGAAGTTTAATCCCTTAAGATCATCTTCTGGGTTTTCACTATGAACAGAAGTTAACATTAAGTCAGCATCTTCCATTGTGATAACACCGTCAAGGTTAGCATCACCCTTAAGGACTACATAAACATCATTTATGCCTTCTGGAACTTCAAAGCTGTGGCTTCCATCTGGGTTAGTAATTGCACCAATAGCAACCATATCATCAACATCTTCATATCCAACTTTGCAGATAACCTGACTATAAATTGTAAGAACTCTGCCTTCAACTTTATACTCATTTTCACCAATAATAGAAGTTGGAACGATGTGAACATTTAGCTTGCTTTCAGGATCTTCTTCACTTGATTCTTCTTCACCGTACCATAATGTATGTACATCTAAAGCAGTTAAGAAGTCAAGTTTATTAACCTTGTCCCAATCAAGTTTAACTAGTCTTTGATCAATTTCATCGAATTGTTCATCTAGTTCGCTTCCTAAGCTTTCAAACCTATTATCAACATAGTTTGTGAGGTCAGCTATTTCGCCATCGAATTCACTGCCCATAACTTCAAATCTATTATTAACATACTCTGTAAGGTCAGCGAGATTTCCATCAAACTCACTACCCATCATTTCCATTTCGTTATAAATAGATTCTTCTAAATTATCTATTCTTTCTGTAATCACCTTATTTTGTACAGGATTTTCAGATTCTCTAGATAATTCGTCATCAATTGCGATTGGCCCGCCGTTTCCTACTCCGATAACTGGGGCCATTCTTTTACCATCTAAGTATAAACCCATTAATTATTCCCCCTGTAGTCCTGGCCACGTTCTAAATATAATCTTAGGCATATTATTAGATAACTTCTCAATCTCCAATCTGGCATCACTTAATCCTTCTTGGAGAGTAATCACTGAGCTAGTAACATCGCCTAATTCATCAAGGATAAGCTTAACTATTTCTCCAACCGTAGTTACCGTAGATGATTGTTCGTCTTCAATGACGATTTTAGAATTGGTAACGTCAAGATCATTAGTATTAATGTTAACATTACCAAGGTCATCAACAGGTAGAGGTTTACCGTTAATGGAGATAGAACTTATATTACCTGTGTCAGGATTGTCATAGATAACAATAACATTATCTCCAATTGTGATAACAGTACCCTCAGAGGTTCTCTCAGCACTAATAGAGTCATTGTCTACTTTGGAAGCTAATGCTTCAACTAAACCTGTAATAGACTCAATAGGGTGTTGATCTGGAGCATTCCTGTGAGTTAGATTTCTATGATCTTTAGGATTTGTAGAAGGATCAATAGGACCTACTCCCCTCTGAGTGGGAGATACTAATTCAGCTCAATCTTCATCTTCATATACAGTGTCTTTTAAACCATGACCACTATATTTTTTATTTACATAAGACATTCATTAAGCCTCCATATCTTATTTTACGATACATTATTATATTTAATTTAGCATTATAAACAATAAAAAATGAGGCAACAGTGTCGCCTCATAAAAAATATAAATGAGCAAAAATTAATCAATTATGACTCCATTTTCATCTACTTCGTAGTCTTCTTTGACTAAATTAGTTTCTTCTCCGCCTCTAAGTCTTTTTACTACCATCTCTCTAAGTTCAGCTGCCTTATCTGGATGTGAATCATAATAAGCTGAAAGATTTGATTTTCCTTGGAACCTTTCACCATCAGGCGTTTCATACCATGAACCCATCTTTTTACAGATGTCATATTCTATAGCAAGATCAAGAACCTCACTTGAAGCATCGAATCCTTTACCAAATATAAGTGGTAATTCCACTACCTTCATAGGCGGAGCTATCTTATTTTTGGTAATTTTTACTTTAACATTATTTCCTATTACTACATCTTTTTCTTTTATTGCTGTTGTCTTTCTAAGCTCAATTCTCTGAGAAGAAAAGTACTTTAATGCTCTACCACCAGAAGTTGTTTCAGATGGACCCATTGAGAAGCCAGTTGATACCTTATCTCTAAGCTGGTTAATAAATATAACAGCACACTTATTTTGGTTGAGAGTAGCAGTAATCTTTCTAAGTGCCTTACTCATAAGTCTAGCAACAAGACCGATTGTCACATCAGACATCTCACCATTAAGTTCTGCCTGTGGAGCTAGAGCTGCTACTGAATCAAGTATAATGAGATTTACTTCACCTGTCTGGGCTAATTGATCAACTATCTCCAATGCTTCTTCAGCAGATTGCGGTTGAGCAAAAATAAGATCATCAGTATTTACACCAAGCTTATGAGCATAATCTACGTCGAGCGCCTGCTCAGTATCAATATAAGCAACTATGCCACCATCTTTTTGGCATTGAGCTGCAAAGTGAAGACAAAGTGTAGATTTACCTGATGATTCAACACCATAGAGTTCTGTGACTCTGCCATAACCAATTCCACCACCAAGTGCCTGGTCAATAAGAAGTGAACCTGATGAAAGAAGATTTTCTTTTATTGGTTCCATTTCACCAAGAACTGTAACGGAATTCTTACCAAATTGTTTATTTAATTTATCAAATGCTGCTTGTAAATTTTTACTTTTCTCCACGCAATTTCCTCACTTTCTCATCTATAACTGGTTTACTATCTAACATCTTATTGAGCCAATCATTACTATAATTAAAAGTGATTGACTTATCTGTAAACCCTACTTTATTTATTTTATCTACATAATGCTTCAGTGTTTCAAACTCTTGTTCATAACAATGAAAACTATTTGCCCTTAAAGTAAATGTCCCTAAACCTATATTTAAGTCTATAGAAATAAGTGATTGTAAAGCTATCAACCCGAAGCAATTCATAAAGTTTGCTCTTGTAGCATCATTACTTCTAAATAATACACAACAATCTAGTTTCCCATTTCTAATAAAATACTGGATATGTTGTAGACAAGCTGGATCATTTGAAAAGCAATCAGAACTATTATCTCTAATATCTATAACTGCTCGTCTAGAATAAGGATTTCTTTTTAGTTCTTCTATTACAAATTTAACCTGGTTAATGCTATATTCATCTTTAGAATAATCTTGGTTATCAACATAATAATTAGTTATCCTATCATGATATGTATAATCCCATCCCTTTCCTATATTGAAGTCCATTATACCATATAGTAATTCTTGTCTATATTGCTCTAATGATTCAGGTGAACATATAGCACATCTACTTATCATTGGTTCTGACAGCGGCTGGTTTACTATCATTGTCATTGAAGCTTCTAATTGTTTACAACCCCAATCAGGACACTCAACTACCTCACCACATTCATAAAGTTCCTTAAGTGCTTTATGATATGTTTCAGCCAGGGAATACCCTCTAACTATTAGTTCTTTCACTCGTTAGCTCCTTTATAAGTCTATCAATATACCACTTTGCCTTACGAACATCTTCAACACCATTCTTATCCTTGTATCTCCATAAATATTTTATGCAATTTGCTACACAAGCTGCTTCGATTCCTGTTTTATCAACTGTTGCAGCTTTTATAGCATCAATACATTCTATATCACCTTGCGTATAATGAGAAGGGTGATTTACGTTATCTTTATTCGTATTTATATTCCCCATCGTCTAGTAATATATACCCCTTTCCTGTATTTTGTGTTTTGTAATAATGAATCTTACCTTCTTCAAGACAATAACAAGCAATCTTTATTAGTGATGTAAATTGAACACCAAATAAAGTCTTCTCAAACTCTTCTAGTTCTTCTTTTGTGTTTGCCTGGTATATCTGAAAGTGTCCGGTTAAGCAGTTTCCACTATCCATTTCTCGCCTATCTTTGTTGTTCTATAAATATAAGCAGGAGCGTCTTCATAAGATATAGTTATTTCTATATATCCTGGAAACTCAATTGAAAACAACCACTGTTCATACTTTACATATTCTTCAAAACTATTAACTGTAATTTTTATCATAATATATTATCTCCCTTGAGATAATATACATTAATCTAAGTAATTACGACCAAATCTTCTTATAAACTTTTTTATGCCTTTATCTAGATCTCCATCAGCATAAGTATCTATCCAGATTTTTTCTGCCTGTTGTTTGATCTTATCATCTAAAGCTTTATTAAAATGGACTCCAGCGTTAGATAAATTATGGTGTGGACCACAAAGCCAGATCCAGCATCCATCTTCTTCAGATACTTTTCTGTTAGCTGTCCCATAAAATATATGATGTCTATGTAGGCCTTCAGTGGTTCCGCATACATAACAACATTTTCTATCCTGAATTATTGATTTACTATATTCTTCCATAATTATAAAAAAGAGTGGCCGTTTGGGTAGCCACCCTTAAACTAATTTCCAATCTTCTACACTTCCAGAAATTCCCAAACATCCACTGAATTTTGTGTAATTACTATTTTCTTACCATCTTCGTATGACACTTCGTATCTATCTATCTGGCCAAGTTTCTCATCTTCAAAAGGTTCTTCAGAGAAGATTGTAAACTCACCATCCTTTTTCAAAACTACATGGATTGAATCATTATCATCATATGACATCTTAAAGCTATCAGTGTCATCTAACATTGTGTGCTTTATGCCTTTAAGATCAACTGCTTCTACAAACATTATATGTTCCTCCTTTTACTTTATTTATTATATCATATAAAGTTTATAAAATAAACTACCAACAAAGTTCTGCTTCGGATGAGCAGGGCGGAAAGGCTTCTTTGTCAGAAGCCTCCCACACACAATCTATAAATACCCCTTCTTTATAATCCTTATCGCCTATGTTCCATTTACAATCTTTACAGTTCATACTAGAACTCCCAATCATAATAGTAATCTCTAACACCAAAGCTAACTTTTCCACTAAGATCAGAGAACCTATCATAGTAGCCTTTCTTTTCTAAAGACTTCTTTTCTCTGTCAGTGCAATAATTTTCTTCAGTGTATCTAAACATTCTCATCCATTTGTTATATCTGTATACCCAGTCTTCTTCTATAGTCTCAAGGTCTTCTCTATACCCATTAAAGCCAAAAGATTTAAGATAATCATTGGCTTCTTTATAAGTCTTAAAATAAAGCCAGTCCTGATGTCCCATTCTGCATGGTTTAGAGTGGTCAGCTATTACTATCCAAGGTCTTACTTTAATATGTTTTTTATCTATTACTTCAGTAACATAGTAACAATGTCTATCAGACCAAAGATACATTGTGATGTCAGTTCCTGGCTTAATTTCTTCAAATTGTCTACCTTCTTCGAGTCTGTTTGTAAGATTACCATACCATTTCATAATTTATTCCCTCCTATTTATTACATTGTTATTATACCAAATAAAAAAGAGAAAGTAAACTAATTACTTTCTCTTGATATATTATAACCCCCGAAAGGAGGGAAGAGGGGTTATAAACGTATATTGTAGGTATTAAATTATTCTATATAAGTTTAAACAGATAATCGAAGAATGATTCTATATCGTCGTCTTTATCTCTGTAAGTCATGTGGAACTCATGGTAGTCTTTAATAAACTTGTTCTTAAGTTCTACATAATGTGCATAAGCATCGTTAACTTCCTTTGCTCTTCTGGCCCTTTCTTCCTTAGCTTTGAGCTCAACTGCATGCTTCTGATTATATTCTTCTTCAGCTTTCTTACATTCTTCTTCAGTTTCAAAATACTTTTTTAAAAGTTCAGAATAAAATACTGTCTTCATTGTCATAATCCTCCTAATGATTATTTTTAATTTAGTCCCTTCTAAATTATTAACCTACAGTATAGTATACACTAAATAAGTTTGAATTCTTTTTTGATGGCTTTTACCCCACCAGACTTTCTACCTTTTGGTTTATATTTTGTTGTATCTATAAACTTTTCTTTTTTACCAACCTGGTATTTAATTTGATCATCATCTACCATTTGAGTATAAAGCAGTTCATCATCTTCATCAAGCTTTATAATTGGTGTTCCACTTGGTATGAGTTTGCTAATCTTGAAGAAGTCTTCAGCTTCCAGCTTCTTTACCTTGCCATTCTTTGTTAGCATGAATAGATAGTTCTGTTCTTCATGCCCAGAATAGATACTTATGAAGTTATATCCAAAGTCTATACCTGTAGAGTTCATTGTTCCTAAAGGTATTTTATTTACTGGCACTTTATAAACTAAACCGTTCTTGGATATAGCAAATAACTTTTCTTTTGCACCTATCTTTACGGCATTTATGATTTTATCTTCTTCAGATTTCACTTTAGTCTGTGGTCTAAAGCTAGCCATATCAACTTTCTTTAAATAACCACCTTTTGTAAGTATGACCATGAAATGTTCTTCAGATTTGGGAGTCTTCTTTATGATTGCCTTTTCTTTAACTATGTCTATATCTGTAACTTGAGTTCTTCTTTCCCAACCATACTTTTTAGTGAAAGCTTCTAGCCTTTTAATAAATTCCTTCTTCTGATTAGACTTAGATCCGAGTATTTTATCACAATTAGTTATTGTTTTATTAAGCTCGGCCTGTTCTTTATTTAATTCTGCCTGTTCAAGGTTAGCTAATTTACCAAGTTTCATATCTACAATAGCCTGAGATTGAACTTTAGTAAATCCAAACTTTTTCTCTAAGTTTGTTCTAGCTGCGTCAGAAGATTTAGATGATTTGATTGTAGATATGATGTCATCTATTTTAGCTAGTGCTTTTAGAAGACCATCAACTATTTCTAATCTATCTTGAGCCTTCTTTTTATCAAAGGTATATTCTCTGACTAGACAATCCAAATTATGCTCGACATAAACTTTAATATAATCTTTTAGTGTCAGCATCTGAGGAACACCGTCAACCAATGCCATCATATTAGCACTAAATGATGTTTGTAAATCGGTGAGTTTATAAAGTTTATTAGCTATAACATTTGGATCTTCAGAACATTCAATTTCAATTAGAAGACCATTATCATCAGACTTATTGCAAATGTCTTCTATTCCAGTTATCTGGTCAGAGTTAACTAATTCTTTGATCTTAGCTATTAAAGGTTCAGCATAAGTTTGGTATGGTAGCTCAGTAATCTTTATTAGATTATTTTTAATCTCTACCTTACCCCTTAGTATTACAGTTCCCTTACCTGTCTCATAAATAGTATGTATGTCTTTCTTATTTATGATAACTCCGCCAGTAGGATAATCAGGATACAAATTATCACAAGAAGTATTTTTCCCATTGACATAATCTTTTACCTTTTCTGTAAACTCATTTAGATTACCAGGTTCCCATTCCTGGGCTATAGTATAGCCAATTCCCTGAGAACCGTTTATAAACAAACGCGGAAAGATTGCTGGTAATACCTTTGGCCATTCATCATCGTCAGAGAAGTTAGGTATCATATCTACAGTATCTTTCTTTATATTTGAAAAGAATCCATCTTCAGATACTGGAGCTAATCTACATTCGGTATATCTTGAACTAGCAGCTTCAGGTCCACCGATTAGAGATCCGTTTGCTCCATGCCAATCAACCTCGGGGATGTTATTTACCCAAGGTTGAGACATACGAACGATTGATTCATAAGCACTGCCATCACCATGTGGCCATAACTCACCGATTATAGCTCCAGTAATCTTAGCAGACTTTACATGTGGTTTATTACTGGTAAATCCTTTTCTATACATGGTAAACAGAGCTGCCCTTTGAGATGGTTTGAGTCCATCTTTAGCATCAGGGAAAGCTCTATTTGTGTTTACTTCTTGTGCATAAACTAAAAAATCATTTTTAATTTCGTCTGTTGCTTTAATCATCCTACACTCCTTATTGTAGTTAGATTATAATATATACTTTAATAAAAGTAAACTATTCAATGTCTATGCTTACTTCTGAAGCATGCTTGAGTAAATAGTCTCTACGTGGTGAGACGTCATTGCCCATTGTTATTTCGAGAAGATTCTCTGTTTCCCTAGCATCATCTACTACTATTTGTTTAACATCTCTAGTAGTGTTTTTTATTAGACAGTAGGCTAATTCTGCCGGATCCATTTCCCCTAACCCCTTCATCCTGTTAAGGATTAGCTTGCCTTTATTTTCTGACTTATATTTTTCTAAAGCATCATTATCTTTGAGATAAATATAATCACCCTTATTAGTTGTTATTCTATAGAGTGGTGGTATAGCTGCATAAATATGGCCATTCTTTACCAATTCTGGACAAAGCCACCAAAACATATTAAGTAGAAGAAGTCTAATATCAAATCCATCAGAGTCTGCATCTGTTGCTAAGATGATCTTGTTGTATCTTAGCTTTTTAGCATCATAGATCAACTTACCATTTTCTTTTTCTATATCTAGACCCAATGCTTTAACAATGTTTGAGATCTCTTGATTAGCATAGATCTTATCTACTGTAGCTTTACGGCAAGAAAGTATCTTACCCCTAATAGGAAATACAGCTTGAGTCTCGCCATCCCTTTTAGCTACTAAGCCATTTGCAGCACTGTCTCCCTCAGTAATAAATAATTCACATTCAGATCTATCTTTTGAGTAAGCATCTACTAATTTTGTAGGAAGATCAATGAACTTCTTGTTCTTTTTAGTTGAAGCGTTTCTAATTCCTTCTTTAGCCTTTGCTGCTGCATCCTTAGCTCGTCTGGCTAAAAGTGCTCTGTTAATAATGGTCTTAGCATCTTTAGGATTATTATTTAACCAGTCAACAAAGTCAGAAGACATAACTTGTTTAATAAGTGTCTCATCAACATCTACTACCCTCACTTTTGTTTGAGAGTCATATTTAACATTATTAGCTTTAAGGTTAAATACTAATACCTGGCCTTCAGAAAGTTCTGAGCTAGTAAGCTTAGCATCCTTCTTACCTAATAATCCATTATTATATGCATAGTCGTTAATCATGGAAGTAAAAAGTGCCCTAACTCTAGTTATATGAGCTCCACTTTCAGTTAATCCATAATTAACATAAGCTGTTACGGAATCAGAGTAATCTGAAGTATAAGTGAGTGCTATGTCAAATAAGTTATCTCCAACTACTCTACGCACAGCAAATCTATTAGAAAGAATTTCTTTATCTTTCTTTTTATCTAATAATGTTTGTATGCCATTATCAGCATGATATGTATTTATATCACCATCAACTCTAAGGATTATAGTAAGATTAGGGCAGAGGGCTGATATATCTTCAAATAACTTTTTAAGGTCAGCTACATTAGCCTTGGCATTTTGGAAGAACTGGGGATCTGGCTGCCAACAAACTGTAGTGCCTGACGGCTGGTCTTCATCCTTTACTTCTCTTGATTCAAATATACCATCTTTAAAAGATATATGCTCTGATTTACCATCTCTATAAGTTGTAACCCACAACCATTTAGAAAGGAAGTTAGTCAGTTTACTCCCAATCCCATTAAGTCCCAAAACACTTCCACCATAGACACCATCTTCATCATACTTGCCTGAAGTGTTTAATCTATCGAAGGAAGCCTGTAGAACTGTCTCACCATCTTTTACTACATTGATTGGGAATCCCTGGCCGTTATCTTTGACCATATAGATGTTTCTATCAGTTTCTATATTTACTTCAATTGTATCACCGTGTTGAATTAAGTGCTCATCTAAGGCATTGGCAAAAATTTCTTTCACCAATTGAGTAGAATACTCATTAGAACCTAAATATGTAGATGGTCTAAGTCTGGTAAACTCCCTAGGATTAAGTGAGATTATACTATCTTCAGTATATAAAGTTTTATCTTTCTTTTTTGCCATTATTTTTATACCCTCGATGTATTTAAGCTTACGCCTAAATTTTCGCATTTATAATTTGAATTCTTTTTGAATACACCTGGTTCATCTATCTTATAACTTGAGATATATTCTAAATAGGGTCTTGTCTTACTTAATGCCTTTATTAACCTAATTAAAACCATTTCTTGAGCAGTAGACAAATTACACATACATAATATATGAGTAAATTCTTCTTTAAGAACTTTAGTTTGAATTGGTAATAACTTCTTTGAATCTTCGACCAAACTTCTGACTTCTGATATAGTAAGATTATTTACAAAGTTATCTCTAGTGCCAAACCTGTTAACTATATCAGTACAATCATTTAATATAGATTGTAAGTTGGTTATCATATCTACATAAGTTTCTTCTTTCACAGCCAGTCCTCCTTTAAACAAATACCATTATATAATATAACTTAGGATTTGTAAACTAACCTTAATTAACCCTACATATTATAGATTATATTATAATATATTATATTATTGGGTAAACAGAGTTTAACACTTCATTAAACTTTGTTTAATACTTACTTAAACTTTGTTTAATAGTAAACATTGTTTAATCTTATAACAATAAAAAAGAGGCTGGCTAGTCCTCTATTTTTATTACGTTGATCTTTTTAGTAAGGGCAGTACAGGTATCAATTGCCATGATTCCATCACCTATAAATGGATGGTCTGAAAGATAATACTCATCATCATAGTAATCTATATCAGAACGTTCTATAGTCTCACCGAGGTATCTATAATTACCCCACCCACAATGGTAGTGACCACAAACTATGGTCTTCAGTGGTTCCCTTATACCCTTATGCCACATTTCCATTCCGTTCTTCCAACGGGCATAATACCAATCATTGTCATCAGATTCTCTCCAATTAGACATATAATAATTTCCAAGGACTCTACCCCATTTATCATATTCTGTGCAAGGAATCCAACCATGAACAAAGATATAGTGTTCTGTCTCAAAGTAGTTGATTGATTTGGCATTTATCCAATCAGCAACTTCGTCAAGAAGTCCTTCATTATCTAGTCTATATATAGTCTTGTCAGTTCCATTATGTTTATGGTGATAACTATATACCATGCCACTTTCCATAAACTCACGTCTAGCGTCAAAGAACAGATCTTCATGGTTGCCCCTAATAAAGATGAACTTATCTCCAAGATCTTTTAGATACTTGTACATTTCTACTGGTTCAGGACCTCTATCCCAGCAATCACCACAAATTATGAGTTTATGTTCAGGGTTATCTCTATCAAACCCAGCATCAGTTAATGCTTTTATCATAATACTAGTAAATCCATGTGGATCTGAGCAAACAAAGTATTTCATTTATTTCTCCATAAATTTTACAAACTTAAAATTTGATATATCCTTAATTATTTCATCTATTGATACGGGCTTCATATCATGAGCATCTAACTCAACATGATAGATATACCCTTTATCCATATCAATAAATTTGTCCTTAGTATGAAGATGTCCACAAAGACATATCGTTCTATTCTTTAATCCTTTATCACTAACATTAGAACAAAGAACTGGGAAATGACAAAGGAAAAATGTGAATCCTTCATACCTTAATCTTTCAGCATAACTTATAGATACGACGTTATACAAATTATTATACAACTCAATTCTGTTGTCTGTGTCGTGGTTGCCTAATATAATATGTATATTTCCTTTAAGTGATTTAATTAAACTTAATGAGTCTTGGTTAACTTGATCTCCACCTAGCATTAAATCACCCAGAACATAAACATCATCTTCGGGTTGAACTATAGCATTCCAATTTTCAACAATAGCTTTATTCATATCCCAAACGGTATTAAATCCCCTTGGTTTAAAAATAAAATCCTTGCTATGGTTAATATGTAAATCTGAAGTAAAATAAATCATTAGTCCACCTTTCCCATACCTATATAATAACCGCTCTCTACTTCAGGATATAGCCTTTCATTCACAACATGGTCAGTTATAAGTATATAATCCCAGCCTTCATCTGAAGTTGGTAGCTGAAAATTTTTAAACTGTTTTCTTATAACTTCTTCAGGAACTTTACGATCCCGCTTATCTTGATTTTCTATACACCACTCTAGATGAGGGTAAACTATAATACAAGTATTCTCTACGTTTGGTATATTAGAAATTTTATCTAAAAGATTTTTCCTGTCTTTAACTTTAAGATTAGTAGCATCAAAAATAACATCCTTTCCATCTTTTAATGCTTCAATTATTCTTTCATGAGCTATATTAAAAATTATATCAGGACGGTTTTGTATTGACGCATCACCCCAAATTTCTTCCCTGATGTCATCGCTAGATACCATTATGTCATAAAAACCTTGACTCAATAAATCCCTAGCCATAGTAGATTTACCAGATCCGCTTATCCCAACCATCATAGTAAACTTAGTCATATTCCTCACCTGTTATTACTTTAACTTCGTATATCTTAGCATCATAACCTGGGTGACATCTTTGTGCCCAGAGTTCAGCATACTCTATTGCTTCTTCAGGCCCATATGCTTCACAACAGTAAGCAAAGGGTATTTCTTTTACTACAGTTTGTGAGAACATATTCTCATATAATTGTATTCTACCAATAATTATATAATTATTCATTCACTTCCTCTATAAAGTAATTTACTGCATAATGTGTTCCACAGTGGTCACAAGTACCTTGACCAAACTCCAACTTTAAGGGAGCGCCGCACTTTTTACAAACTATTGGGTGAACCTCTTCTATAACACATTGTAATCTGTAAGTCTTATTACCTATATGTATAATTACCTATATGTATACTGTGTATAAACCCATCAAACTCGCCTTTAGAATCTCGCATTAGTAATCTCCGTTCTTTATTTTCAACTTTTCTTTTTGTCTATTATAATCTTTCTTACTTTTATGCACTGAATGAAATGGAGCAAACAATGGTCTTTCAGAACTATTCAGTTTTCTCTGTCTCACCTTTTTCATACCACTTATACAAATTATCCCAATTGCCTTCTATCAAATCATCATATGCCCAAAGTATATCAATTATGTTTTTTGGAATCATTAGAGTATACACAACATACACAGCTGCCTCCCAAATGGCATCTATGGTTTCTTCTGAAACATAGTCAGTATTATGCCGTTTATCTTCCCACTCTCTCCATTCTTCCTTACTCTCATTACGCCATAAACAATGTAATGCGTTTTCAAATAAATGTTCTGTATTACTCATGTTTCTTTACCCATGCATCTTTTATAAGTTCTACCCATGCATCTACTAAACCTGTAAGCAGAAATGCAAGACCTACTACACAGAGTATTATAGACAAATCATTAGGGATACCTATTGGTAAGATTCCCATTAACCCAAATACTAAACCAACAGATTCAATACTTTTTCTATTTATCATCTTCTATATATTCCACCTTATAAATGTTTACTATATCTCCTATACCACTAATACATAATCCTGTCAAAATGGAGTATACACCCACTGAAACTAATGTGACAAATAAACCACAAATTACACCATATTTACTAAATGTTGCAATTATCACAGCTGTGAGTAGCATGAGAATAAAAATCATTATACAAATAACACCAATACTTACTAATTTATCAGGTAAACTAATATCATCAAGTATTTCCTTAAATGTCTTCTTTACTTCAACTCGTTTCATTACTTCTCTCTTCCATAAGTGCTAAGCATATGAGCACTGAATCCAAATATACCAAGAATCACACCAACAATCACTATGGAAGTAAATGTAAACTCCATAGCACTAAGACCAGTTAATATACAGAACGAGAAAGCACCAAGTACTGCATAAAGTGTCTGAGCCCATTTCTTAAGTCTATACTTCTTTTTCATAATTTATCCCTCCAAACTTATATGAATCTAAACTCGTTAATATAATATTTTGTAAATCTATATAAATCAAATTTATGTTCAGCACTTAACATATCAACTTCTTCTTCAATGCTTCTTAGCAAATCATAGAGACAATCAGCATCTTCATCTTCAACATTGGAGCATATATCATGAGATACATGTATGAATCTGCCAGTTCCATCTTCCTGCGAAGTGAGAACACCGAGAACTCTATCACTTACACCTTCCCAGGGTTTACCATAAACAAACATTAAAGATTTTTTAGTTTTCATAAAATATACCTCCAACTACATTATTATAATAACATAATTGAAGGTATTTGTAAACTACTTTTTAAGCTGTATAATAAGTTATTTACCGATATAGTTCAGTACTTTAACTCTAAGTTTATTTTCCAATACTTCAGTCTCTACTTCGTAGCCTCTCTCAGTAAGGCCAGTATAAATAGAATCTGCTTCACTTGGAAGTTCAGTCTCATAAAATCCTTTATCTATAACTTCTTGGAGAAGCTTGTCATAAAGTATTGGATCTTTTGATCTTGCATCTGTATAATTCATAATTTACACCCCCAGTGAATCCATACATGCTTTCATTATACTATCAAACTCATTTTTTGTCAACTTCTTATTAGCATAAGCATCTCTAAGTGGGTACTTATACCATTTTATTTCATAACCTGTTGGTTTATAAACAAAGTTTGGCATCTGTTTTATCTTTTCAGATTCACCCCAATAATAAGGCATTAATATAAAGGTGTTGTTCTCAAAGTAATGAAAATGGTCTCCTGTAGTTTCATCATAAACTGTAGTTATATATTGTTCCAACCTATCATACTTTATATGACCATAAGAATCAAACCCGCAAGCATCTAAACAGTCCATAAATGAATCTGTAAATAAATCTCTGTTTATCTTATGCTCACCTCTGCTGTGCCCAAATAATAAATTACCCCATTCCATTACAGTATCACCTCAGCATCTAATGGATACTTATTAGATTGACTACCCTTTACATATTCTTTGTGATAATAACACATACCATTAGAAATGTAGATCGGAGTATAAAAATCCTTAATCTTTTCTTCCATCTTCATTACCCATTAAATTATCATAATACTTCTTGAGAGTCTCAACTAATTTATCATCTTCCATATAGTATGAGACAGGGTCTTGAACTACATTTCCAATAAGCTGGCCAAATCTCATTTCAGGGAATTTTTCCCAAATCTCCATAAGGGACTGGAAGAAGGAATCCATATATTTATGATCTCTGATATTTTCTTTTGGCCAAACATAATCATCTTCTTTGGGTGTTGTTTGACTCAAAACTTTTTTGATCTTATCGATTTCTTCATAAAGTGATTTTATAGCTTCAACGGTATCAAACTCAGATCTACCCTCACCCTTAACTGGAACTAAGTTCAAACTATGTGGGTCAATTCTTTCTTCAGTATCATCGTCAAAGAAATTCTGAAGTTCTTTTACTATGTCTTCTAACCTATAAGCCTTATCAGTTATCCTAGCTCCAAGCATTTCAGAATACTCAGTAGCTTCTTTCATATCATTTAAATCTGAATCAAAGTTAGCCTGAACATGGTCATATGCTTTTATATCTCCAGGCTTATTACTAACATTCTTTCTAATTTTAAGATTGTCAATCCACCAATCTTTAAGTTTACGATCAGGAAATAGAACTACAGCATGAACACCTTTAGCTGAAGACTGTTTATCCAGTTCCTTTAATACTTCTTTATGTGTGGAAATAAATACTACTTCATAAGTGTCAAGCAGGCTTATAGCATCTTCTACATAATACTCATACCAATTTTTAGGTAGCTTAACATTGGATAAAGTTGCCTTAGTGCCAAAAAGATCTTTATAGCTATGACTATCAAAGTCTACAGCTTCAGGATGACTTCCACAGTATCGAGTCTTACCTACACCAGGATATCCTGCAATAATTAAACGCTTACTCAAACGGTACCTCCTTTTCTAGAAATTCACCATACCATTTATCTTTCTTCATTCTTTCCCATTCTTCAGCTGAGTATTGAAAAGCCCAGTGAAGACCATATTTGTCTATCATCTTTTGGCGAGCTTCTTCCCAAGTTCCAGGGATACGAACGCATTTACCTTCAAGTTCATGGCCGTCGCCAAATGTAAAGATCCATTCTTCCATTATTTTTCACCTTAATTATCAAATACTTCCTTAAGTGATTTTACAAATTCTTCATCATCAATTGGAACATTACCCCTTCTTTTATTTACGAGTCTAGATATAAGTTCCATAAGTTCAAACTCAGGATGTTCTTCCCAAACTTCATAAATTCCCCTAAAGGTTTCTATCATTTCATTTGAAGTGTTATCTCTATGCTGTCCCTCACGTATACCTATGTTTGGGAAAGATACATTACCATTCTTATCTATATTGACAGTACCATCATTGTGTATCTCTCTGAGAGCCCTTTTATATTTATCAATTTCTGAGTAAAGGTTTTGAGTCTCAGTATAAAGTCTTGAGTTAGTGAAAGATGCCTGATTTAATTTATACTCAAGTGTTTCCACTTTTTGACGAAGATATTTATTTTCTTCAGCAATTTCATTTATATAATCTTTTGATTTATTTGACTTTTCTTGAAATAAGGGATACTCATCAGCTGGCACATAAGAACCTCTATATCTAATAAAAGGTTTACCACTTATAATTTTTATATCCATAACTAGCTCCTGATTTTAAACTTCTCCATTAATGTTTCTATTTCTTTATCTGTCAACTTGGCATTATTTATAATCTTTGACAGAAGAAAAGGCTCATCATAAATTCTTGTGTCTATTAACATTTAACATCCTCAGTAATCTTTTTATACTCAAACTTACCCTTTACATTCTCGTTTATGAATCTTCCTTTTGATTCTGCCTTGAGAAGATTCTCATAGACTTCCATTGGAACCTTCTCATACATATACTTGTTGCCATTTTTAAACTCAACAATCAATCCACCAAAAGATGTGTCATAACCTACAGCATTAATGTTAGAACTTTCTACTTTAACCATTCTTTTTCCTTTCAACTAAATGAATTATAAGCTGTGTCATAGCTACTAAACATAGCCAACATATTATACCGATGATTGCTAACCCACCAGCAACCATAAAAGCAAAACCTGTAGAACCTAATTCCATAATTATCTACTACTTACCAAAACAACAACTACTATAATTATAACATAGAGTATAACACTAATCCATATAGGTGAAAGAACCCACCACCAAGACCAAGCTATCTTCCCAAGCAGCTTGAGTGCTATAAACAGTATAGTCAATGCACCAGCAAATCCTATACCTCCAGAACTTTTATTACTTTCTTCCCTACTCATTACTTTCCCCTTTACAATAAGCTTTCTAATTCATCTGGCCTTAAAGCAAGACCTTCCCAATCTACTCTATTTATATATTCATCATCAATAAGTATACCCTGTTTGTTCTTTGCCACAGATCCTTTGGGTGTTCCATAGTCTGTTATATGAAGTTCTTTAAACTTTATATCAGGGTAATTTCTAATCAGCCAATCAAGCTTAGACTGTCTAACTCTATCAGCATAATCTTTATTAGCATTCATAGGCGTCCAAGAAATGATTCCCAGAGTATAATTCTTATTAAGTCTTTTAAGGACTTTCTCGTTGATCATGACTTCAGCATTATCAAATGGATCTGTTCTATTATTATTGATTTGTTCTAGCCAATCGCCAACATATAAGTTAGCGAGAGTACCATCCATATCAAAGTATATTATCATTAGTAAGGCATCCCTTCAAATGTATTGAACTGTCTATAATTACCATTGTTATATGAAACACCAGCAACCCAAGCAGAGTAAGGAATATGTTTATACATACCTAGAATCAAATCATATACAGCGGTATCATATGCTTCTTCTTTATTGTTAGCAAATGCAATCAGAGTCTTCACTTCAGAGTGCATATCCATTTTGAACTTTACAGTATAAGCTTTCATAGTCTTTTCCTTTATCCTCACATTTATTATATACAAAATAAAAAGCCCTGTAAACTAATTACAGAGCTTTTCTATTTATTTTTTAATTTTTTAAACTAATACCATAGCTAATTTTTTAGTATATAATTCATAGCCACGTTCTTTAGAAATATATTTTATTTGAGAAGTATCAATAAATTTATATTTTGAATTACTAGATATAGATTTAGCTTCAAATTTTAATTTACCATTTCTAAAATCTTCAATGCTGGCTTTTAAATATACTTGAATAAAGCTACCCAAAGTATCTTTTAGTAGAGTATTAAATCCTTCAATTAATTCTTTGTCGCTATTAATACTATTAATGGCTATTCTGGCTACGTATCTAATTCTAGCCGTTTCCATGTAACTTTTATCATTAAGTTTATTTTTATCTAACTTATTACCTTTGCCAACACTATTTAATAATTCCTTATAGTTGTGGCTATTTAATGAATTTTCAGAATAAAATTTACTTAAACTATTATCTCCATTTACATACCAACTAGCAGTATCTTCACCCACAACCAATTTATATAAATTAACATAGCTATCATGAACTGATTTAGCCATAACAATGTTATTATATAGCCAATCAATAAAATCAACAGCTCTACTACTTGGATATTGATTTTCATGGATATACTTATATATTGAAGTTATAGCCCCAGTACTAGATGGAGCAGCACCAGTATTTGCCTTCTCACTGACCTTATAGCCTGTATCTCCATCATATATAGTATAATCACAAAGTTCAGCATTAGATCCGCTTGGGAATTCTATTTGAGCATTATCTTTATTTATTATACTGGCCAAGCTTCCAGCTCCCAGTACTTCACCAAAGTCAACTATTAACCCATTAATTGATTGATCATTTATATTCTCTACTAAAGATTTATCAAATGAGCTTTCCCAAGAAGCCCTTTGTATTTTTTGATTTAAAAATTTATCTACGCCTGGATTTCCATGAGTATTTTCTACCACTTCGCTAAATATCTTTGCTAATGGTAAATTATTAATGTTTTTTATATGTTCAGTTAATTCAGCACAAGATAATTTTCCACCCATATTATTTATAACTTTATTTGGGGTGTATACCTTTCTAGCTTTAGAAACTAAGCCTATATATAAAGTAATTTCTTTAGCAGAATCACCTGCCATATAAGATATAGTTAAATCAACCGAACTATACGTTCCAGACAGATCAGCTCCACTTACTGATTTAGCCGGATGCGGATTACCCACGTTTATATCTAAAAGAATAATGGATTTTAATTCAACTGGGAAATTAATGGAATTTATAGTGTCTTTTAAATAATTTAAAAGACTTTCTTCAGGGTTGGTTGAACTATGTATATTAACTAATTTAATTCTACAGATTTCATCCTTGTGTGGAGATATAGCTGTATATACTTCTTTACTATTTGCAAAAAGACTTTCAATATATTTTTTAACCCAAATTCTAATATCGTCTTTAGAGTATGTTATATCTCCACCTTCAATGGCATTAATATTACATAAAGATTTATTATTTTCGTCTTTAACGAATATATGTCCAGTATCACCTGCAAATTCTTGAGTGCCATAAGCTTGGCTATCTACAATATAGTTTGTTATCTCACCATTAAATTCAGGTATATTTAAATCAAATGGAGAACCATCAAATAACCTTTTAAGCTTATTATAAGACTTATATTCTCCAGCAGCCATATTATAAAAAGGTATCTTTCTAGTTGTTGAGCTAGTTTTACGTAAATTAAAAGTTTGGCCTTTTATAGTGATACTACCAACAGTTTGTCCAGGTATAGCTTCGTTTAAACTTTCATCGACAGCACCCAACTCTGTTCTGAGAGTATTATAAAGTTCTTCAGCATCAGAATCACTAAATGGAACTGCCTTTTTGAATCCTTCTAAATCTCCGTCAAAGGCTAACTTTCTTGTTCTTGTTCCTGATATAGAAGCAACACCAGAAGCATTATCATTTCTTTCTTCACCCGCTGGTATGATTTCTACCCTATCAAAATTAAAAGGTATCTCACCAGTCTTTTTAGATGGCTGGCCATTATAGGCTAGCATCTTTTCATATTCTTCTATCCTATCAGAACCAGCAATAAAATAAAGTTCTTGATAACCTTGCTTGTAAAGATCTGCGAGTATTTGGATAACAGTCTTTAAGTCAGACTCTATAAACATATCACCAAAGACTTTTTTAAGCCATTTAGCTTTTTCTTCGTAAGGAAGTGGATCTCCCCATAGACCATTACTATCTTTCTTATTCTTATAAGTATGAGAAGAATAGATCATTGGAGTTCCGCCAACTTCAGCAGCTTTATCTCTAACAAATTGGCCTAAGAGTTGATGACCCTTTGTTGGTGGATTAAACCTACCCCAACCAAGAACAGCTATTTTATTTTTATCTTCTCTCAAAACTAACATTGCTTATCACCGAACTCGTTTTCAAAAGCTTCCTTATCTTCTTTGACTGTCAGATTTTCATGATACCCGTTAGCGAACATCGCCTTTCTCTGTGCGTCTGCTTGCTTCTTTGTCTTGAACTTTCCGTGCATTCCTTCTTTACCTTTGTTAGTCCATTTACCATCAGAAGTCTTGACTGTATCTTCTTCAAGAGATTCATCTGTCTTATTATTTAATATATTCATTATTTTTACTAGAGCTTCTTCAAAGTCTTTTCTATTAAGTAAGTAAACACCTCGATGAGTCCACATTAGTATTATATCAGTATTTAAATTACACTCTGCAGCTAATTTAATATCAGTCTCTGAAAGTAAATCCTCAACTTTTGATTTGCCAATTTTTAATTTGCCAATCATTTTAAATCTATCCCGATACTTAAAACTATTACCATAAGATAATGTATCTCTCCAGTATTTTATTGGGATGCTTACCTTGCCTAATTCTTGTGGAAAGTGAATTCCATAAACTGTAGCTTGAAAATATGGCCCATTGGTCATCTTAGACCCAGGTTCGAATTTACCTATTTCTTTAGCTACATCATCTATACTAATTCCACTAGACCATTGTGGCATGTCATTACCCAAAGCAAGGCCAAAATAAATTACCATTTTATGGTTAGGACCAATTATCCTAGATATTCAGTTAAGGTAAGATGCTTTGCCATTTTTTGGTATTTCTACATTCAGATATTTTAATTTAACTTTTTTATTTTCTATTGGGCTTTTATTACTAGAAATATATTCATTTATATAATAAATAAAAGCTTTTTCAAACAGATTTTTATCATCTCAGCTAAGCTCTTCAGGAAGATTATCCATATTATATATTACTATATTATAATTAGAATCACCAACTGAAGACGGAGCATATATTTTTACTTCATAATTACCTAGATACAAGTCAAAATCTTCATCAAGCTTTTCTCAAATATAACTTACTAGGTTATTACCATAATCTCTCATGAGATCAAGCTTAGTAATCTTAGCTTCTTTTACTACTACCATTTCAAATTACTCCAAGTTTATTATATTAATTACATTATAGCTCTACAAAATAAATCAATGGATATACTGAATCCTTTATTACATTCCTTTGGATACCAAAAGTCAACGTCATCAATTACTAGCTCGTCATCTTCTGAGAATTTATTGTTAGCTAAAAAGTATTCTATACACTCAGTAACAAAAGATACCATCATCTTTTTATCTTTGTCTGTAGTATAGTCTACATCTTCAATTTCAGTCTCAGAAAAAATTTTAATATCTATATTATAGCCATATTCTCTATTACGCCTATATCCCGGACCTCTACTACAGCTATATTCTCAATCGCTGGTATCAAACTTTAAGTTGTCAAATTCTTTAATAATATAATCTTTTAGGTCTCTACAGTATTGCCACACATCTAAATCTACCATTAGTGTTCAAACCCCGACATATAATTACTATCTCTATTGACATTACTGAATGAACTTCTGTCAACTATCTTTACTATATTTCCATCAGCATCTGAGTAAGCAACACCTTCCATAGATGCTGGTATATAACCTTGTTCTCTGTGTTTATAGAATGTGCTATAATCTTGTTTTGCTTGTTTTAGCCCACCCCATAGATTCATCTTTATATCTACTGCCTTATTGAGACAGGCAACCATATCATAAATAAGTTCTTTGTTGTTATCTATGAACTCATAGTATGTATTCAGATTCTTTTCAAAGTTCCTGTTCTGTGGAACTTTACTTTTTACCAATCTTTAAACTCGTCATAAAATGTTTCTGGGTTTATCTTTGTTGTCTTGTTATCAGATATAGCATGATTCTCAAAGGTATTCCAGAAACCCATAATCTTAGAGTTATTACAAAGTTCTTCATATTCAGGAACTCTAAGTTTATTTTCTAATGATTTCAGTTCTTCATATTCTTTCTTCACTTCATCTATATTATACAATGAAGAATCTTGTGGAACATTTAGTGATGGAGACATTACATAGATTCCATCAGGAAGATCTGATAATCTAGTAGCATCGACACTAAAAGATTGAGTCTTATGTTCTAAGTTGCCTTTATATATAGTATGGAAACATATACCAAAAGATGAGTCTTCAATGGTATGGTAAGATGGATTATTTTCACTAAAGGCATACACTATCTTATTGGGGTGAAATGTAAGATACTCAGTTCCACCTATTTCTACCTTATTTAAATCAGAACTAGAGTAAAGACAATCACCCTGCCAAGCCTCACCTTGTGGTATATGCTTTGCTATTTCTAGACAGTATTTTAGCTTAACAGCCATATTAGGCCTATCGCCATATCTGTCTTCTATTTCTTCTTCTGTAGAAATACAATTTTTATTTGAAGTTAAGAAAGATTTGAGACAAATAGAATTATCAGGATAATCTTCAAACTTACTCCAACATACTACTGCTGGAGCTCCATCTATTTTAGTAGTCAAGTTTATGCCAGTAGCATGGTTATCTAATCTGGCAATAAACTTTTCTATCTTATCATTTAGTTCATCAAGGCCATCAGCCCCTAAAAGAACAAGGTCTTCCCAGTGAGTCTGATGAGAATTTGGTCTAGATTTGAATTCATTAATTTTCATAACTAAGCTTTATACTCTACTATATTTAAACCATCTGGCAACCAAACTGGCCTATAAAGGCCGCTAAATATATCATGTATCTTATTTACGATAAACTCCCTTATTGAGTCTCCATCAAAAACAGAGTCCTTTCCACTTGGCATAACATTTATGGTAACATTCTTTTGTTTAGACTGGAATAAAGCCATTATAGCAAGATCAATCTTATTATCATAAACATATACTTCATCTAAATTGTAGCAGCCATAAAATGGATTTTTTGACTCATCAGCCCGCCATATCTCTGTCTTAATGGATATATTGATTCCATCAAAGGCTACAGTCTTTAACTTAGTGCATCCAGCAAAGGCTCCATTATCCAGCTCAACTCCATCTGGTATCAGTATCTCATCAATACCGGTTCTAGCAAATGCCATTTCACCCACCTTAGCATTTTCTGCTAAAAGAACTGTAGTCAGATCCTTGCATTTAAAGAATGCTCCGGTTTGTATATCTTTAACATTACGTAAATCAGCCGTTCTGATACCAACTCCAGCTTCTGAATCAGAATTACCTGTTACTGAAAAGGCCATTGGACCAATGGTATTAACCTTTGGATTATTTAACCAACCAGTAGTATCTTCATCTGAGAAGGTATAGTCTTTATTAGAGAAATTAACTCCCTTAATAAATGTATCTCCGCCATACATGTTAAACTGTATTTCACCAAACTCAGATGGATCTATACCACATTCTCCAAGGAATTCAGTAAATTGAGATGGAGTTATAGTAGGGAAGAGTTGTCTCGCCCTACTATATAAAGCTTTATAATTTATATCAGATACTTCTTGACCATAATCATTAACTTTTACTCTATTCAGATATCTGACCATCCTTTCGTCATTGGATAGGATATCATATATTTCTTGACTAGTCATTATATCTCATAACTCCTTGTAATCTTTTTACCACGCATATGATCTTGTAAGTTAGTAGAAACTCCGCCCTTAAATAAAAGGAAGACTCCGCCTTTTACCATAACCATATCATGCATGTCTGTTATATCGCTATCAGTCATAACGATAACGTTATCAGGTTTATACTTAGCTATATCATTGGCTATAGGTCTACCACTAGTTCCACCGCCACCTTCATCGATACTATTATGTATTGATGTATCAAAGTATAAGACTTCTATAGTTAACTGTTTCTTTTTAACATATTCTTTAACGATGGACTCTATAACAGCTTTACCATCTGCTATTTTGTCAGCACCCCAAGATCCAGATACGTCAAAGTAAACTCTAACTGAAGGGATATTAGTATTCTCAAATTCTTTTCTACCTGGCATAATAAAAGGTGAATTAACATATCTTCTATTACGTTTAGTCCAAGTATCCATCTCTACAGCTGATACTTCATTTTTTATAAACTTAGAAAAGTCAGCCTTAAATTTAGTTAAACCAGCTTTATTACCTTTAAATGCCGCAGCATTTCTTCTAGCAATTGCTCTCTGTTTTTCTTTCTCTCTCTGGTTAACCTTGATCTTATCCATCTCAAAGTTATCTCGAGTATTTTCATCATCCATTTTTCTGGTGATGTCTTTCATTCTTTCAGCGGCAGATCTATTATCATCATCGTTGTCATAACCAGGGTGATTTATTTCATCTTGAGCAATTTTCTTTTGTCTTTCTTCTTCTTCGCCTTGATCATATTCACCAGAACCACGAGATCCTATTTGAGCTGAATTAGACGAAACATACTCAACAAACTTATTTCCGTCCCAGGTATAGTATCTGCCGGTATCATCATCTATATAAATATCTGCCATAATTTATCTCCCAGGTGTTATTTCATTGCCATTAACATCATAGAATTTACCATTTCTAAATGTTCCATGAATTATACGGCTGCCAGTTCCAGTTGACTTTTGATCCCTTTGGCCATCACCTTTACCTTTTCCGTTAGACCCTTTACCACCAGTTGAAGCAGTCTGACCAGGTTTGCCAGGCTTATCTCCCTCGCTACCTTCACCGCCAGGTTGATCTCCGTCGCCTTGTCCTTCACTGCCTTTACCCTTAGTTGGTTTACCGCCGTCTCCAGGACCGTCTCCAGTTTGACCATCCTCAGGGCCTTCACCGGAACCACCACCTGTCGGGCCATTACCGGTTGGACCATCTCCAGAACCACCGCCAGTTGGGCCATTCTGAGGGCCATCCTGTGGGCCATTATCTTGACCACCAGGACCTTGCTGACCACCATCGGTCATTTCAGACTTATCTAAAATATCTTTTATATCGTTTATGGCCTTATTTTCTTTAGAGCCTTCATCACTATCTTCATACTTACGTTCAAGGTCATCTAAAGCATCTTTGACATTATTAAATTCGTCTTTACTAATTCCTTCACCCTTATCCGCCTTATCGACAAGATCCTTAGTTGCTTGAGCTGCATCCTTTATATCTTGTGGTATATCTGGATCATTTATAATGTCATCCAAAGTCTTTTTAGCTTCATCTATCAGTTGCTGTCTAGCCTGATCTCGTTCTTCTGTTAACAGGTCATACATTTCTTCAAGTGAAAGATCTACCCAATCAGGATGTTGATCTTCAGTGACCAAACCGCTAACAATTCTACCACCAAGCTTAATTCTTCTTAAATCCTTTTTATCTTGCTCAGTATAACCTAAATTAGAGATCTCATAATCTCCGGCTATATTAAAGGAAGAATCGCTATAAATAATGTCTTTTATTTCACTAAGCTTACCAGCATCGTTTATATCACTGATAGAGATCTCACCAGTATCAGCATTACCCAGTCCCATATTTTGGGCTACATGTTTAATAAGTCTCATTTCATGAGTAAGGTATTCATGAAGAATCTCGTGTCTTATAGTTAATAGCATCTGATGTTCTTCAAGAGTGCCATTAATGGTTATTCTGGCCTTGCCTGGTTCCATATATCCAATTACATCTGGATCATAGGTTAATTTAAGATCAAATAAATGAAAAAGCTCAGAGTATGTAAAATACCCCTTTTCAGCTAATCTTTCTTCTAGGTAGGCTTTAGTAGCTTTTTCTTCATAAGTCATATTAGCCATAATTATACCACCTTATTAGTTAGTTTCGAACTTCTTTCTCATTCTCTCCATTGGGCTCTGAGCTTTCTTCTTTAATAGTGGAGAATCAGTTCCCCTTGCTAATACTGAATTAGCCTTATCAATCTTATCTTCATACTTATTAAGTATCTTCTTGATGAGTGGCTCTTGTAAGTTATTGCAGTCTCCAGACCATCCATCAATTAAGCTAGCCTTTGTGCCATCACATCTAAGCAGAGCTCTAGTGATATTTCTTGGAGTAGTGAGTTTACCATTCCAATCTGGATTATCTTCATATTCTTCAGCAGCTAGTTCATCATCAAAAGTAAATGAAGCATTACCAACTATAGCCTTGGCTAATTCACCCCTAGCTAAGCATTTTGCGGCTAATGCATCATTGCCATGTTCAGCAGCTTTCTGAGCCTTTTCTTTAAAATCATTGTAAGCATATCTAAGCCATACAGCATTTTCTGCCTTAACTTCTTTACTTGTAAATCTACCCATTTCTGCCTGGTCTAATTCATAAGTATCATATCCAGTCTTTCCTGATGGGTTAACTGCAGCTACAGTAAATAAGAAATTAGGAAATGGTCTCATACCACCATCTGCTGTAAAGTCCTGAACTAAGTGGTCGCATATCAAAGTTAACAATGCAGCTCTAACATCAGGTCTAGCTCTGTTTAACTCATCCAAGAAAAGAACAGAATTAG